TTCAAGATGTTGTACAACTTTCTCCAAGCCTGAACTAATACCTGCTTTGATTTCTCGTATAGATTGATCAGCATATTTTTCTTTGTTTACTTCTTTAAGTAGTGCTTCGGCAAGGACGGTAGCTGTTGTAGTGCCATCCCCTGCCTCTTTCACTGTGTTATTAGCTGCTTCCTTAATTAAGGTTGCACCTATATTTTCAACCGGATCATATAAGACTACGCTTTGGGCAACGGTTACTCCATCTTTTGTTATGACCGGCATGCCGCGAGCATCTTCGTATATAACGCATTTACCCGATGCGCCTAATGTACTCTTTACGGCTTGCGCTAGCTTATGTACGCCAGCAATTACTTTTTCTTTAGCGGTTTGACCAAAATCTAGTTGCTTGATCAACTCACTAGGTAAGTTGTATTCCATGAATTATAGTAAATTAAATTAAATTATAGTAGTTCTGTTATTTAGATTTACCCTTCACTTGAAGGTATTACTTTACCTTTAAGCTTAGTGCTATAAGGATCAGGTGTTTCAGGGGGTTCTTTCGTTGGTGGTGTTTTAGAAGTAGGTTTAGAGACCTTGGGATTTGACCCATCATCGGCCACTTGTTTTATAGGGCCTCCAGTTAACTCATCATCTGCACCTTTAGCGTCTAATGTTAATTTACCTGCGCTACCTACATTAACTGTGACCATCTGCCCTTCCTTTATCTCAGCTATACCAGCAGCACCGCCAGATACTTTTCTTACACCTACACCTGGTACACGAACCATCATAGTACCTCCATCAGGTTGTACACTAGCGACTTCTACACGCATGGTTTTAGGATCTTCTTTAGTAAAGGCTGAATAGCCTCTCTTTTTAGTTGCTGATGTTTTAGGAAGATTAGCTTCGTATTCTTCTTTGCTCACCCATCTTGCTGTGCCAGGTGCTATTTTCGCCCACTCCTCGTAAGTTAACGGCTTTGGGGATGGTTTTGCAGACTTATCTGTCGCCATTGACTTTAGTTCTTTCTTTAAGTCTTTTTCAGCTTGAACTCCGCCTATACCTGATTGTTGGGGAAACCCCCTCATTTTAAACGCCATGATTAATTTAGTTTTGTTACGTAAGGTCCTTTATCATCTACTTTAACTGTAGAGTAGTCTGAAACATCTAGTTGAGGAAAAGTTTTAGGATCACCAGTTTTTAATTCGAACTGGGCGTCTAAGTCGTCTTCACTTACGAGGTCTCCAGACTTGTATTTGCTTGGTACTCTAATTTTTTTCCCTCCGGAAGGGTTAGTTTTATCGTCTAGGTACCTTGTTTCTTTGTCAAATGGGCTGTAGCCCCTCATTTTAAATGCCATGATTACTGACCTAACGCTTTCTTTTTTCGGTTTGCAATCTCTTCATCAGTGAGAACAGCTTTTTGCCTGTATAATTTTGTATCACGAGCACGAGCATCTTCATCTGACTTAGGTCTATGGCTTACGTCAGTTTGACGTGTTATTTGATCCATTATGCCCATTGTCATAGGATACTCCTCTGTCTTTCCATCAGCAGATTTTACATTTGTTTTTTGCCAGCCGCCCCCAGCTTCGCGACGGGCTTTAGTCCTTTCGTAGTACTCTTCATCTGTCTCGTTTTCTCCTTGTGCATATGTTGTACCCACTAATTCTGTTTGCTTAAAACCGGAGAATGGTTTCTGTTTAAATGCCATGATTATTTGTTTTTATTTAAGGGTGTCTCCAAAACAACGTCGCCTGGAAACTTATAGTCTTTTCCAGGCTCCATTATTTTTTCATTACCTTCGTTATCGACGCCATGTACTGGAAAATCTACATCCTTCATGGTGATAGCACCCGTAGGAATTAGATTCTGTTCATTATTTACGTCAGAAGAATATCTTTTATATCCATCTTCACTAAACATGACAGGTTTTTCCATTTTAAACGCCATATTGTTTATTTTTAAAAGGTTTTTACTACTTTAGGCCCTTTTGTAGCCTCTAATTTCTTCGAGAAGTAGTCGATGCTTCCATCAATCGCAGATTCTGCGCCTTCCATAGTCTCTCTACGGGTTACAGAGTGCCAACTTTCTTCGTCGTTAGGGTTAGATACCTCCGTTTGGTAGTATCCGTTAGGTAATTGGGTGATCCGCCACTTACTTTTATCGGACATGTGCGTCCATTCGGTGATTTCTTGTTTACTCGGTTTCATTGTGTGCGTCGTGCTTGACGTCTTATAGTACAAATATGTCATTGTTTTTGGTTTTTAGGTTATATTTGTGGTATAGGGGCTTTCCCTATGTTTTAATATTTTGTTCTTTTTCCTTTAGGCTTATTGTATATCTTATTAGGCGACGCTTTCTTTGTCATTGTCGACTTAGTATCTTTAGGTTTAACAAATCCTCCACCAAGTCTTTCTCTTTCGGCTTTATCAGCTGCTTCTTTAGCGGCTAAAGCAGCTTCGTCTTTTTCCTGCTGTTTAAGACTTCTTTTAGCTTGTCCTTTTGTAATTTTTCCACCAGATTGCTCAGCCATCTTTTCTGCCTCTACATTACGGTCAAATCTTATTTTCGCTTTGCTGTCCATATATTTAGCAGTCTTTTCATCATCTTTTTTCTTTTGCTTGTCTCTTTTATCTGCTTTCTTCTGCTCCTTTTTTGTAAGTTCTACCGTAGGTGTAGGTTCAGGCTTGTCACCAGGTCTATCAAAATCGCCTCCTTTACCAGGCGCATCTTTAGCAGATGTTTTAGTATACTGCTCAGTTACTGTCTTACCATCATCACTTACTTTAACATGCTTTTCAAGGTCTTGTGCTGCTTTACCTGCAGATTTAGCCGCTTGTGCCCCAGCTGCCACCGCTGCTCCAGCTGCCGCTGCTTTTGCCGTGGTACCTACGGCGCCTGCGCCTTTTGTAGTAGATGCAGGTTTTTGTCCAGTTTTAGTTGCTAAATCCTTCTTGTCCGTATCTTCTTGTTTGATTTGCGTAGCCTTCTTTCCCTCCATTGGAAGAACAGGTAGTTTAGCCGCGTCTCTCATTTCAGCTTTTTTGTCTCTTGTCTTTCCGTATGCTTTATTGATTTTAGCTTGTAATTCCTCGTATTTGTTAGTTCCAGGAGCATAGTCGTTTCTTTGCTTGATATAAGAATCCAGTTTAGGATCCGCAGCTTTAGCCTCTGCATAAGTTCTTTTAATAGGGCTTGAACCCATTTGCTTAAAGTCTCCAGCTTTTAGGAAACCAGATCTTAGTTTAAATGCCATAATTAATTATTTGTATTGTTATATATATATTATCCTTTTTTCCAGTACGCGTATTCTAGTACACAACTAGCTGTATCTGCTCTAGCTTCTAAACCATTTCCATCATTTACAGGAAAGAAACAAAATTCGCCAGGACTTAATCTAGCGTATTGTACACTCCCTGTAGTTTGAAGTACAACAAAATTAGTTGAATCAATATTTCTTGCATAAAAATATTTTACTCCACTAATAGCTTCATCTACTAATTCTTGATTATCAGCTGTTGTAATTGTTACTCTAGACATTCCTCTTTGCTCTGGCCCTACTGTTAAAGCATCGGTTACTACAAAGCTTAGCTCGTCGCTAGTCGCATCCGTACTTGCTAGTGTCAATGTTGGTGTTAATGTTGCCATAATTCTTTTTTAGTTTATAATTGAGATCCAGGTGGGTCTACTCTTGTTGTTTCTTCTAAATCCTCTAATACCGCTTGCCATGCAGACGCATCTTCAGCACCGCCTTTTTTGTATTGCCTTGCCTGTTTAAGGGTTTTGAAATCTCTACCTGTTTCCGCCTCTATTTCCTTTCGTTTCGCACTTCTATCTAATGCAGCACCAATGAGCATTGTAGTAGGATCAGCAAAACCTCCCATTGCTCCACCTACAGCCAACATCTTGTTTTCTTCAAGTGTTGACTTAAGAGGGCTAGCTTCAGTCTTTTTAAGTGCTGATGCTTTATTTCTACGTCTTCGGCTATGTCCGTTTATACTTCTTCTGCTCATATAGTTTAATATCACATACTTAATTTATTTTTTACCTGTGACACTAGCCTGTTACTCTTAATCCTTATACCTTATGTCATACCCTAGATATTAGGGACTAATATCCTTAGGGGTACCCATATATAGGAGGTACTTGCTCCTAGAAAAAAGCATTGTAAATATAGGACCCGGGTGTTCCCCCCTACCCCCCTCCCCTCCCCCTCCCCGGAAAACTCGAACTTTTTCCCCGGTCCCACCTGTTTCTTTCTCACGTTCTACTTCACTTTACAAACTATTTACGACTACATTTAGATAATAATTATAGAAAAACAAACATAAAACTTCTACTACATTTTATAAATTCTTTACAAAACATTTCAAAATCTTTACAAAGTATTTACGAAATAAAATAGATAATAACTATGTAACAAATTAAAACTACAATGCAAGACTTTCAAAAACCTTCAATACAAGAATCTATATTACTAATCATAATAATAATACTATCATGTTGTGTCTACTAATACTAACTATGCTATGTACTATACTAATTGCTGCTGAGTCATTCATGATATTACTAGCAATGATATACTACACACTATGACAATAGCCTGTTATTAGGTAACTATTAACTACCAATTGTCACACTTTTGAGAAATAATAATTCTTGCACACTTGCGAGCGTGGCGGAATACATACTAACGTAAATGATTGACTAAACAAAGTCACTACCTTTACAAAATAAATACGAACACATTTAGATAATAATAATGTAACTAAAATCTTAAAAATATATAATCATGTCAAAGTCTAATACACTAACATCAAAGCGTTTCGTTCTACGTCAATCATTAGTTGGAAAGAACACTAACATTACTGTAACATTCAAAAATGGTAATACTGTAACTTACTCACACGACAAAGCATTCTCAATAATGCAAAAAGCTTTAGAAGCAATGCCATGTTGGGCGAAGTACAAGTCGT